TAGAGGATCTTTCCAAGGCGGCTGTTCTTCATCGCGTCCAGGGCTTGGACCGCGTTGAAGTGTTCGGTGAGAAGCGGGCCGGCGCTGGGCGTTTGTTGTGCGTCGGCGATCTCGAGGGCTTCCGACAAGGTCATCAAACCCTCGATCGCCTTGTAGTAGGCTTCGCGGATCTCTTGGGCTTGGTGGGCGTCCATCGTCTTGAAGATTTGGCGAAGGGTTGCGTCCGTAGCTGCGTGTGGGTTGTTTGCGTTGGTCATGTTTGTGTCTCAGTTTCGGAAAAGGTTTTGAATCGTTTACGCGATGACACACATGAGCCATGCGGTTTCGATAACCTCAAGCCGAGCATGCGAGAATTCGGGAAAGATTCTGCAGCTTTCTTTCCCGCGTGTTGGCGGTCGCAGATGTTCGCGTATTGGGAGGACGCATATGTAGGCCCTCTATTAACTATCTATGCAAAAGAGGCTGAACGAGGTCCCAAAGAAACTCGCGAGCACTTCGCCGGCAGCGCTTGGCCGCCGGCGAATCCGCGTTGTTTGTCAGTCTTTCCTCAAGAAGAACTCGAGCATTTTTTGTTGCTCGAGGAGTTTTGCAAGTTCCGCTTTGGCCTCGCGTGCAGCGCGGAGGTCGCCCTCGGCGAAATCGACCCAGGACATGCTGCATGGTTGGTCGGCCAGCAATGCCTCGGTGTCTTTGACCGCACCTTGAGCGCGACGAAGCATGCATTGAGCCGCCTCGTCCATGCGGCGCATAGCATCGGGGATCATCCATTTGAGCCGTCGCAGTTGGTCCTGGATCGCTTGTTCGGCGCTCGTTTGATTCGTGTCGTTCATCTGTGTATCTCCGTTTGGGAAAGGGAATGGAATCGTTTACGTGATGACACACATGAGCCATGCGGTTTGATTAACCTCAAGCCGAATCCCGTATGTTTTCAGAATGTTTTTCGCTGCTTTTTCGCAGGCCCCTCATCGCACAACGTTCGCGTGCATCGCGTCCGTTTGGATGTTGGGTACTTGGTCGAAGATGCTCACAAGAACGTGACAACGCGCAAATGCCGCGACGAAACGAAAGAACGCCGCGATTCCGTTCGCGGCGCTTTATGTGGTTGCGGCTCAGGCCGCGCGGTCGTATTTGCGGGCGAGATCGAGGAGTTTTGTTTTGATCGTCTTCCATTCCGGTTTGGTTTCGTCGGCAATCTCTCCGTAGACCTTATCGCGAAGGGCACCCTTGTACCAACCTTTGGTCCATCCGAGTCGGTAGAACAATCGGTTGAGTTCGGTTTCGCCAAGGCCGGCACCAGGGCGATCCCAGCAACTCTTGGTTCCTTCCTTCTTGATGTAGTCCCATTCGCTGCAGCGTTTGGTATTGAGGGCGAGTTCAACCAAGCCCAGAACCATCATCAGGTATCCGACCACCTTGGTCTTGTTGAGCGTTCCGCCGAAGGCCCGAAACTCGATTCGGTTCTTGCCGCGGGTAAGGTGGGTGAGGTTCAGCAGGTGGTAGCGATCCGATTCGCATCGGCTCTTGGCGTTGTCTTTGTTTCCGTATTGTTTGATTCGCTTGGCGTACATCATCTGTTCGCGTTTGCGGGTTCCGGTCGAGGCGTAGATCGCTCGTTCGTGGTTGCCGACCAAGGAGATCAATCTTGCCAAGGCGGCTGCGTCTCCGTTCCAGCTAACCGTTATGTGCAAACCGCAACTCGAATTTACTCGGCCCCCGCGAGCGTTGATTTGGTCGATCGCGTTCTCGATCTGGCGTACGCCTTCAGCCCCTTTGAGTATCGGGCTTACAAACTCGCATCCTTTGCGAGAGGTGTTCTCGGGTCGGATACTTCCGTCGCGTTCTGCTTTCCATCCGGTTGGCAGCCAAGGTACTTGGTATCCGCTGTGGTAAGGTCCGATCGGTGTGTTGTCGGTGCTTGGGAGGGTGGTTTCGAATTCAATTCCGAAGGCGATTTCGTTTGCGTTCATCGTTCTGTTCCTTTGTGGTTCGAGGTGTGTTTTGCGTCGCGTTTTTTGCGTCGCGATGACACACATGAGCCATGCGTTTCGAGGAACATCCAGCCGATTCCTGCATGTTTTTCCAGTAATTTTGCATGTTTTCAGAGAGGCCACCGGTGCCCCAACATTACGCCACTGTCGCGTCAAAACATGCTCCGCATAACGAGGCGAACATGCGGTTAAAACGCGACTGTGCGCAAACGGTGGCCCTACGTTTCGAGATGCCAAACCATGGAGGAATGCGATGAGTGAAGGAAACAACCAGGTCGATCCGACGAGGCTTTCGGTAGAACAAGCAGCGAAGCTATTGTCAGCCGCTTACCGAGAACGCATCGAGCCAGAGAAGATCCGACTAGACCTACAAAACGGTGCGCCGGTGAACGCCGATGGCACGATCAACCTCGTGCACTACAGCGCGTGGCAAGCAAAGGAGATGGGACGTGGCGAGTGATCCAAGGAAGCTAAAACCAAGCGAGCTATGTCGACTACTCAACTCGACGCCACTGGGCGAGGTAATCAGCGAACGACAACTCTATCGACATCGTCAACGCGCCGGCGCACGCATTGGTGACAACAAGACGGTTGACTTGCTTCGCTATTGTGCGTGGATGCATCTCGTACGTCATACGCCTCGTACGACGAGCGGTGTCGATCCGTACGATGCGATGAAAGAACGAGCGCGTGCTCGTAACGCAGCGCTCGCACTTGCAGGTCGTGACATTGGTGAACTGCCGGAGGTCGAGAACGCAGATCGCAAAGATCGCGCATCTCGCGACTTCCGATACTTTTGTGAGACATACTTTCCGTTGACCTTTCATCTGGCATGGTCACCGGACCATATCAAGGTCATCAACAAGATCGAGCAAGCGGTTGTGCATGGCGGTTTGTTTGCGCTCGCGATGGCTCGAGGTAGCGGCAAGAGTTCAATTGCCGAAGTCGCATGTATCTGGGCAGTGCTATATGGGCATCGCAACTTCGTGTGTTTGATCGGCAGCGATGAAGGGCATGCGTGTGATATGCTCGACTCAATCAAAACCGAACTCGATAGCAACGAGCTGCTTTTGGCCGACTTCCCGGAGGTTTGTTTTCCGATCCAAGCCCTCGATGGGATTTCGAATCGCGCGAACGGTCAACTTTACAAAGGCAAACGCACGCAGATCGGATGGACCGCCAAAGAAGTCGTTCTACCAACGATCGAGGGAAGTAGTGCCAGCGGAGCGATTATCAAGGTCGCCGGCCTAACCGGCCGCATCCGAGGTATGAAGTTCAAACGTCCTGATGGCCGAACCGTACGTCCGAGTCTTGTGGTACTCGATGACCCGCAAACCGATGAGAGCGCCCGTTCGCTCTCGCAATGCGCCAATCGCGAAAGCATTCTCGCCGGCGCAGTCCTTGGCTTGGCCGGGCCGGGCAAGAAGATCTCGGGCATCATGCCCTGCACCGTGATACGTCCGGGTGATATGGCCGACAATATTCTCGATCGCAATCGCCATCCCGAATGGAACGGCGAGCGCACCAAGATGGTCTATGCCTTCCCTAAGAACGATCGCCTCTGGGAACGCTACGCCGAGATCCGTGCCGAGGGTATGCGTGGCGGTGATGGCGGTGAGGCGGCCACCGAGTTCTATCGTCAGAACCAAGCCGCGATGGATGATGGGGCTGTGGTCGCTTGGCAGGAGCGGTTCAACTACGACGAACTCTCAGCGATCCAGCACGCGATGAATCTCAAACTACAAGATGAAGCAGCGTTCTTCGCTGAGTACCAAAACCAACCTCTGCCTGCGGAGACGGTTGTCGATGGGATGCTCAAACCCGAAGAGGTCGCTGCCAAGATCAACCGTATGGAGCGGGGCTTGGTTTCGATCGGTGCGAATCATCTCACCGCCTTCATTGACGTCCAGCAAAAATTGCTCTTCTATGTGGTCACCGCTTGGGAGGACGACTTCACCGGTTACGTGATCGACTATGGTTGCTACCCTGACCAGCAGCGTCCGTACTTTACGCTGCGCGAGGCACGCCAGACGTTGAGCTCCGAAGCGACTGGAACCGGACTCGAGGGATCGATCTATGCCGGCCTTGAATCGCTAACATCGAAACTCCTCGATCGCGAGTGGCAGCGAGATGACGGCGCTGCGATGCGCATCGGTCGATGTCTGATCGATGCCAACTGGGGCCAATCGACCGATGTCGTTTACCAATTCTGCCGGCAGTCCAAGCACGCCGCTGTGATCATTCCCAGCCACGGTCGCTTCGTGGGCGCTTCGAGTTTGCCATTCAGCGAATATCGTCGCCGGCCCGGGGATCGCGTGGGACTCAATTGGCGTATCCCAAACGTCGCCGGTAAGCGGGCCATCCGCCACGTAGTCTACGACACCAACTGGTGGAAGTCGTTTATCAACGCTCGCCTGCGTGTTTCCATGGGCGATCGCGGCTGCCTCTCGCTCTTCGGAACCAACGCCGAAACCCATCGCATGCTCGCCGAGCATCTGACCTCGGAGTACTTCGTCAAGACGGAAGCCCGCGGCCGGAGCGTCGACGAGTGGAAGCAGCGACCCGAGCAGCCGGACAACCACTGGTTCGACTGTCTCGTCGGTTCCGCTGTCGCGGCCTCGATGCAGGGAGCAATTTTATTTGGAACGGAGTCAACACGCGATATATCCCCAAAACGCTTGAGTTTTAAGGACATCCAACAGAACCGACGCAAATAATTTTGGGACGTCGTTCGGACAAATTGCATAGTTAGTACTGGAAGAGGCTATCGAGTTTCTTTTTCACTCGAAGAGGGTTTCCAGTATGTCAGACAACTTGCAAGAAACGATTCGCGAAAGTGCGAAAGCACCCGCTAAGGCATCAGGAGATGCCGGTAGCGTCGAGCAGCATAAGCTGACCGAGCAGATCGCTGCTGACAAGTATCTGGCATCCAAGGCAGCCGCCTCCCAAAAGAAGCGTGGCCTTCGATTTAACAAGCTCGTGCCACCAGGGGCGGACTAATTGGTTCGCAACTGATCGAGCTTGTTTCTATAGGCAGGGGTGTCGGGTTTAACAGTAGGGATTGAGTCACGGATGTTTAAGTTGTTGTCAGGGATTCTGAGCAAGAACGGCGATCGCAAAGATCGATCGCTCGTCCGTGGACGCTCGGCCCGACACCCCTGGTCGTTGGTGAGATTGCTGGGGCGCTACGACGCTGCGACCACCACGGTCGACAACGTTCGCCACTGGGCGGCCGCAGACGGACTATCGGCCAGCGCGGCCAATAGCCCCGAAGTGCGGCGCACGCTACGCAACCGTTCGCGATACGAGATCGCCAACAACTCTTATGCTCGCGGTATCTCGCTGACTCTAGCCAATGACTGTGTTGGTACTGGACCGCGATTGCAAATGCTGACGGGCGATGCGTTCGCCAACCGATTTGTTGAGCAAGAGTTCTTTGCTTGGGCCGATGCAACTGGTCTGGCAGAAAAACTACGCACGATGCGGCTGGCTCGCGTATCGGACGGTGAATCGTTTGGCTTGTTAACTAGTAACCCAAGAATCGAATCACCGGTTCAACTCGATTTGAAGCTCGTCGAAGCTGAGCAGGTTACATCTCCCATTTTGGCACTCGACAGTTATCGTTACCTCGATGGCATTCGCTTCGATGAGCACGGAAACCCAATTTCGTATGACGTACTTCGAGAGCATCCAGGTGATGAAGCGTTCTCGTTGACTGAGAATTATGACACTATCGATGCCAAGTCCATCCTCCATTTTTTCCGCAGCGATCGGCCTGGCCAGATCCGTGGTATTCCCGACATCACGCCGGCGCTTCCACTCTTCGCGCAGCTGCGACGATTCACTTTGGCAGTATTGGCGGCTGCCGAAACAGCGGCTGACTTCGCTGGGATTCTCTACACAGACGCGCCGGCCGGTGGCGAAGCAGACGCCGCCGAACCGTTCGAGCCGATCGAACTGGAGAAACGAGCTCTCCTAACGATGCCTGGCGGCTGGAAGATGGCTCAGATGCACGCTGAGCAACCGGCGACCACGTACGCCGAGTTCAAGCGTGAGATTCTCAACGAAATCGCGCGTTGTTTGAACATGCCGTTCAATGTCGCTGCCGGTAATTCGTCGGGTTACAACTATGCCTCCGGGCGGCTCGACCACCAAACCTACTTCAAGTCGATCCGTGTCGAGCAGTCCCAAATGGCTCGCACCATTCTGGATCGCATTCTGTACGCATGGCTGCGCGAAGCGATTCTCATCGAAGGCTATCTGCCTAACTCGCTTCGCACTCTCGACTCGTCGTTCGAGCATCAATGGTTCTGGGACGGACATGAGCATGTCGACCCAGCCAAAGAAGCCAATGCCCAGAAAATCCGCCTCGCCAATCATACGACAACTCTGGCCCATGAATACGCGAGGCAGGGGCGTGATTGGGAGGCGGAACTTAAACAACGCGCGAAAGAGATCTCGCTCATGCGCGAGCTGGGACTCTCGGCCGATTCAACTTCACTTTCTCCAGGAGATGTAACGGATGACGAAGACATTGCAGTCGAACCAGCAGAGTGAGGTGGATGCCGAGTCGGTACCCAGCTCGCTACGAATCGTTTGTGACGATGCCAGTTCGATCAATTTACAAGCCGCTGAGGCTGCCGAAGAGGGCAAGCCGGCGCTGCGAAAGTTCTCAATGGTTGCGTACACCGGTGGCGCAATGCGTCTTGGTGGCTGGCCTTACCCTGTGGTTGTGGACTTAGCAGGCATGCGAGTGACTCGCAAGTCGCGCCCAATTCTCAAGGACCACGATCGCGCCAGTATCGTAGGTCATACCGACGACATCATGGTCGGAGATTCGCGGCTCGAAGTCGCCGGTGTGATCTCGGGTGTGGGCAACACAGCTCAGGAAGTCATCGCCACCAGCGAGAACGGTTTCCCCTGGCAAGCATCGCTCGGTGCGAACGCGGACAAGGTTGTTTTCATTCCTGAAGGCAAGACTGCGTCCGCAAACAGTCGCGAGTTCAAAGGTCCTGTTTACATCGCTCGCAAGTCAACGCTGGGCGAA